TTCATAGACTTGTATGCCAAAGTTGATCCTAGTGTAGAACTAGCAGAGTCAACTGAAGAAACTGAACAGGAGATACACGAAGATGGCGAAGAGTAAGACGCCAGAGTATAAGTTCAACGAAGGAGCTCTCATTAGGGAGCTCCAATCGTATATCGACAATACATACTCAGGGCATTATAGCAGAAACAAATTCCAATCAACGGAATTTATCAGTGATTGTGGACATGGAATAGGATTTGCAATAGGCAACATTCTAAAGTATGCACAAAGATACGGCAAAAAAGGTACCACAGAGGACCATAGAAAAGACCTACAAAAGGTTTTACATTATGCCATTATTGCACTTAATGAACACGACAAAAGCACAACAAAACATTATCTAGACGAATAATAAATACCAGTATGAGAGGAATCATACTAGGATGTCTACAACAAAACCCAGGCTGGCAAGGACCAAGAGGCTCCACAAATCCAGACTGGGTTAACCTTAAGCGATCTGGTGGTGCACATAAGATCGCTAGTTATATGCGAAAAGTAGGTTGGGATATTGAAGTCCTGGATTACTGGTTAGCATTTACCGACGAAGAGTTCCGAGAGTTTATAAAATCCAGAGTAAGAAATGATACAAAGTTCATAGGTGTGAGCGTAACATTTGGATATAAAGGAACACTTCTAAAAAGAGCACAAGATAATCTTACATGGTTAAAAACAACCTACCCTGATATCATGATCGTTGCAGGATCAAAGGTACTAGTTGATACAATGAACTTACCTTGTGATTATTACATAACAGGTTATGGAGAGTTTGGATTAATAAAACTTTTAAAAGGTGAAGCAACAATAATAGAGTATCAAGGCAAACAGGTTGTTATGTCAGATAGATACCACCCATGTTTCCCTGAGAAAGATTTGGTTGTTAGTTATGAGGATAGAGACTTTATACAACCAGGAGACAATCTTACATTAGAACTCTCCCGTGGTTGTAAATTTGCCTGTAAGTTCTGTTCCTACAATGCAATAGGTATGAAAGGAGACTTAACTAGGGATATGGATACTCTACATGATGAGATGTTATATAATTATGAACACTATGGCACAACGAGTTATCATGTAGCAGATGAAACGACAAACGATAATCAAGAAAAAATTAAATACGCTGGTAGTGAAATACAACGACTACCATTCCGTCCTAATCTTACAGGATTTATTAGAGCAGATTTATTGGCATCAAGACCTGAAGATAAAATATACTTAGCCGAGATGGGATTTTGGGCGCAGTATTATGGGATAGAATCTTTTAATCAGAAGGCAGGAAGAACTGTAGGTAAAGGTATAAATCCAGATAAATTAAAAGCAGGATTATTAGAGGCAAAAGATTACTTCAATAAACATTGTGGTAGGTATAGAGCCTCAGCAAGTTTAATATTAGGATTGCCATATGAAACTCAAGAGAGTTTATATGATGGACTAAAATGGTACAGGCAAAACATGCCTAACGAAAACATGATACTTCAACCATTGTTTATTAATAAACACCAATCAGATATCATAGGTTCTTCATCTGAATTTGGTAGAACATGGCAAGAGTCAGGACATTTTCATAGCGAGATAAATGAAACTGTAATGACAGAAGAAGATTTGGCAGAGTTTGAACACCCTGTATTGAAAGAATATTTAAGAAGAACACATGATAGTCATTACAATTTACATTGGAGTCACGATACTTATAGTTGGAAAACTGCTATCATAGAGTTAGGTAGAGTAATGTCTAATGGTTTGTACGATCATAATGAGAATAGATTAATGACTTGGGACTTGTTTAACTATGTTACACCAGGAACATATGATTGGGATAGTGTTTTAGACCTTACGGTTATGAATTATGACTTAGAAAGACTTGAAAAAGACACAAATTTATTCCTCCAAAATTACAAAAATTCAAAATTATCCTTATAAATAATGTATAATATAAATAATAAGACAAATTGGAGACAACGAAATGGCTTATACAGTTACATGGACATTAACAAGACCTGATGAAGGCACAGCACTTCCTACAATAGCATCTATTTCAGCAGCTAATAAATCGGAAAGTGATACAGCTTTATCAAATGCAGGTGCAACTAAAGGTTACGAAGTAGATGGACTAGTTACAAAGGTTGTATATGTATTTCCTGACAAAGCAGCACATGATGCTTTAGATTTCTCTGGTGTTACAGACGAGAGTACTGTAAGGTCTACTTATAAACAAGCGTTAATAGACGCTGGTATTACCTGCAAGATTGTAGATGATGAAGGTACAGTCATAGCAGACTTTTAATTAACTAGGATTTTATTATGGAAAACATTATGGATCGTGTGTTCTACGAAAAGGTAGGGCGAGTCGGAATCATAAGTTTAAATATGGTTGGCGACAATAACAGATGTGATATTCATTCATATCCAGCAATCAACGAAGCATTACTTAGAGTCAGAGACGATGATGATGTCTGGGCAATAGTAATGCAATCAGCACCAGGAAAGACAGACTTTTGTGTAGGTGCAGACTTATCTAATACAGAAAATTTTATGGAAGCTACTAAGAAAGGCTTAGGTACATATCTTGAAAATGATATGACAACACCTAAACCTATTATTTGTGCAGTACATGGTTGGACTATTGGAGAAGGGTTTAGTTTTATGTTAGGGTGTGATATTGTAATAGCAGATCCTAATACTAAGTTTTGGATGAATGAATCTCAGAGAGGATTGAACCCTGTAACAATGCAGGTAAAACTAACACAAAAAATTGGTTATAATAGAGCAATGGGCTTTATGATTCCTGGAGATCCTGAAACAGTTGCATGGGGAGAGAAGGTAGGACTTGTTAATAAAGTTATAACTCCAGGAGAAGATGTTAGGCAAGTAGCATTTGAATACGCTAAAAGAATAACAGAAATATGTGCACCAATAGCAGTACACGGAACAAAAGCAGGTGCATGGGAAACTGTAAATGGACATTTAGATGAGGCAATAACAAAAGCACTTTGGGCTAAGGACTTATGTATTGACTCTAAAGATTTACTAGAGGCTCTAACAGCCTGGCAAGAAGGTCGTCCAGCTGTATTCAAAAATGAGTAATGATTCAGTTAAAAAACTCCACCTAAACGACAAAGGTTTCATTGCCTTTGATGTTATTCCAGGAAAGAAATATAAATGGATGATGCACGAATCACAAGAGTGGTTTGATAAGGCAAAAAAGATTCAAGGTCCTGATTGGCATTGGAATAATGCTAAACCTGTTGAATATGTTTTTGACTCTTTTGGATTTAGAAATGATAAAGAGTTAGAAGAGATTAGTCAGGATGAATGGTGGTTATTAGATGCAGGGTGTCCTACATTAGGGCCAGGTGTTAATAGGTATGATACTTGTTCAGCTGTTTTATCTGATATAGGAAACTTTGGTGTATATGATACAAGTTTATTTGGAAACAGACCAGAATATACTGCACATAATTTATTAGAACTGTCTAAAAGATGGCACAGGCCACCTAGTAGAATTATGTTAGCAATAGCAGAAAATCCTACAGGAACATTTAAGATTACAGATCATAATACAATACACAATATAGACTATGCAGGTTCTTTAATCTATCCTAATGAACCTGATTATGCCTTCTTTAGAGATTATGAATCAACAACAATTCCTACATCTCAGCATACAATTCTTTATCGTACAATCGTGAAGTTATGTGAAAAGTTAGGTATTGAATTAACATTTATGAATCTAGGAGCAAACTCAATAGAAGAAACTACAGAAATATCTTCAGCACATCAGTTCAAATATGATGTTGATATATTTTCTATGGAAGTAGTTGGAGGAACAGTAGGAGCATATCATAAAGATGATACCTTTGAACAACGACAACAGATATGCAAAGAAAGAATCCTTATGCCAATGTTAACATGTCAACCACCTAAAGGATGGACAACAGAAGATGTAGGTAGAGATTTAATTCACCCTTCATCTAAAACACATCAAATATTTGCAGAGAATATAGCAAACCACTTTAACCTTTCTTACTACTAAAATTGCACCTGTGTGTATAAATATTAGTGTATGAAGGACAAGAAGATTATACCAATTGGTCCTACAATACATTGACCTTTACTATACAAGAGTCTATAATACAGTATAGTAAATATTAATTTGGAGATATATTATGAAACTAAGCAAAGGCACTCTTGATATTCTCAAGAACTTCGCAACAATTAACACGAATATTCTTATTCGTGAGGGAAACACACTCTCCACTATTAGCACAGGTAAAAATATTTTTGCCAGAGCTGAGGTAACAGAGGCGTTTCCTAGAGAGTTCGCAATTTATGACCTTAATGGTCTTTTGCCTCTCTTGACTTTAATGGAAGACACTGATGTTGACTTTGGAGATGAAAGTCTTAAAGTAACAAAAGGTTCTTCTGTATTTGAATACTTCTATGCAGACCCTAATATTATTGTTAGTGCTCCTGATAAGAGTATTGATGTGGATAACTTCTTTCAGTTTGATCTAACTAAAGATGACATAGACATGATTATGAAAGCAGCAGCTATTACAGCAGCTCCTATGTTAAGCATCGTTGGTGATGGCAATGAGGTTACTATGCAAGTAGGCGATCCTAGTACACCTAAATCTAATTCTTTTAAACAGGTTATAGGTACAACAGACAAAAAGTTTGATGCTAAACTAGCAGTGGAAAACTTTAAGGTTATCCCTGGTAGTTATACAGTTATTCTTTCTGAGAAAAAGTTTATGTTCTTAGAAAGTAGTAAGGGTGACACAAAATACTGGTTGGCACTAGAGCGTTCTTCAGCAATAGGAGATAGCAATGGGTGATGATAAACTAGAAGTAACTATCCGTGAAGCACAGAATGGCTGGGTAGTTGAATTTAACAAGGAAGGCGAAACAGTAGAATATATTTTTACTAGGCCTAATCCTGCAATTAACATAGTTCGTAAAGTAATGAAGGGAGAAGTAAATCCTTTCGAGGAGGAAGAATGAGCGAGTTAGCAACACAAATACCACCTTTTAAAATTACCAAACAGGTAACTACAACAGAAGGTGTTTCAAAATTTGTAGAAATGAATGATGTAGATCTTTTTGATGGTAAAAGAATTGTAATCTTCGGATTGCCTGGTGCTTTTACACCTACATGTTCAGGACAACAATTACCTGGTTATGAAGAATTATATCATGACTTTAGAGAGGCAGGCATTGATGACATCTATTGCATTACAGTTAACGATACATTCGTGTGTAATGAGTGGGCAATGAATCAAGGGCTTGTAAATGTTAAAATTATTCCTGATGGTTCAGCACAATTAACAATCAAGTTAGGCATGGATGTACGAAAAGATAACATCGGTTTCGGTGTTAGGTCTTGGAGATACGCAGCAATCGTCGATAACCGAGATATTGTTCAGACATTCGTTGAAGAAGGTTTTGGTGATGATGTTGAAGGAGATCCTTATGAAGTATCTAAACCAGACTTTGTTTTGGATAATGTTAAAGCATTTGGTTGGGGTAGTGAAGGTAAGCACATAGATCTCGAGTTTTCAGATTCGACTGATATTAAGGAGAATTTCTCGTAGACCTTTTTACCCTCGGAAAAAGTGGCCGATATTTTGGAGCAAAAAAAGTTCGCCACAAATTATACAGGAGTTATTATGGAACCAGCACAATTTTTATGGGTTGAAAAATATCGTCCACATACGGTGGAAGATTGTGTCCTCCCTGAGGAAGTGAAACAGCAGTTTCAAACATTTATAGACAAGGGTGAAGTCCCTAACTTATTATTAAGTGGAACAGCGGGTACAGGTAAAACTACTCTCGCTCGTGCGTTATGTGAATCCTTAGGATGTGATTATATAGTTATTAATGGTAGTGATGAAGGTAGACAAATAGATACCCTAAGAACTAAAATTAAGTCCTTTGCTAGTGCCGTTTCATTTGAGGGTAAAACTAAGGTTGTTATTCTCGATGAGGCAGACTATATGAACAGAGATAGTGTACAACCAGCCCTTAGAGGGTTCATAGAAACATTCTCTGAGAATTGTAGGTTTATATTTACATGTAACTATGCCAATAGGCTTATAGACCCGTTACATAGTAGGACTACTGTTATAGACTTTAAAATAGCACCCTCAGATCGCCCTGTATTAGCGTCTAAGTTTATGGAAAGGATGAAGTATATCCTTAATACAGAAGGCGTCCAATACAACGAAAAGGTGCTTGCTGAGCTCCTAATGAAGCACTTTCCTGACTATAGAAGGGTGCTAAATGAACTCCAGAGGTACTCTGTAAGTGGTGTTATAGATGAGGGTATATTAAGTAACTTCCAAGAAATTAACGCTAAGCAGCTCTTAGAGAGCCTTAGAGAGAAGGACTGGAAGAAGATGAGACAATGGGTAGCTAATAATGTGGACACAGATCCACAGGGTATATTTAGACAAATATACGATATTCTACTCCCTGAGGTTAAGTCTATACCTCAGGTTGTCTTGTTAATTGCAGATTATCAGTACAAAGCAGCATTTGTAGCAGATCAAGAGATTAACTTAACTGCTTGTTTGACTGAAATAATGGCCAATGTGGAGTTTAAGTAATGAAAGACTACAATAAGGCAAAAACAGCAGATGCTCGAATTGATATTAGAGTGCCTTCTGAGATTAAAAAAGAAATTACCCAGGAGGCTAAGGACAGGGGCATAACAGTAACCGAACTATTATTAGAAAGTTATAGGATGTTGAAAGATGTCGATATTAGGTAGGTTTTGGAAATTATGGTGTATGTCCCTGGGAGAGAAAGCAAGCGATGATTCTAAAGAAGCTGATATCGTCGCTATTTTTAGAACAGTGGTTGTTCTTGTTAACTTTTTTACCTGCTTCTTTATTATAGCAGGTGTTATAAGGCATTTTTGATGGATAATAACGATTTAGATATAAAAATTGTAGCAGTATTTTTTATAATAGTAATGTTCATAATTAGTACAATATGAGTGATAGTATATTAGAAGGATTTGGAGATCCAGTCGTCGAAATAGACGAAAGTGAGTTTGAACACAAACTTAAAAAGATCTCACCTTTCGATTTTGCAAACAGTATCAACTACACAAAAGAAAATTTAATAGTAGATGAAAGGACAGAAAAAGAATATAACCCTTTTATCGTAAATCGTGCAATGGGCTTTGGAAAAGACACAATTATTGCAGGAAATGAAATGAATGCCAGGCCCCACTTGGATAATAAATTACAATATGATTTTTTAAGAAGTGTTATACGGAAAGCGAAGCGTTATAACAAATGGTTAAAGGCTGAAGAAGAAAATATTGAAGCAATACAAGAATTCTTCGGTTATAGTTTTATTAAAGCAAAAGAAGCTTTATCTTTATTAACGGAGACGGAAATAGACCTCATTAAGTTACATCTTAACACCTCTAAAGGTGGAAAGGTATAAATATCGATATAACCTAGTATATTATACAACAACAAGGCATATTGAAATGAGTGATCAAGAAAATTACTTTAATATTGACTACCCAGGCTATAGCCCATTAGAAGTCACATTAAAGGACCCCGAAGATTTCTTAAAAGTAAGAGAAACCCTATCACGAATAGGTGTTGCTTCTAAGAAAGAACAGGT